TCAATAGGTGGCTACTTTACCAGATTCTTTTGTGTCTGTAACGACAGATTGCACGTAGGACAATAACCAAAAACTTTTTCGCCCATCCTTGTATGGCCTTTGGTATCTGCCTTCACGAATCCGAGCGTCTAGAGTTTCAGGTTCGATATTGAGCATGTGTGCAAATTCTTCACGACCAACTCGGCGTTCTTCTTTTGACTGAGCAATACGTTCAGCTACAGCAACAATCTTTTCTAGAATGCTAGCCTCTATTTTAACTATTTGTCCCATTTACTCCTCCTTACTTTCCGCTTTTCTAAAATCAGTGCCTTCTGGATCTATCCCAAAATATTCACAAATTTCTGTAGCTTTTGTCGCACCTGGCCCATGTCTGGAGACATGAACCCAATTCAAAACGTACTTTGGCTTTTTACTATTCATGAGAGCCATTAGATAAAGTTGCTCAAAATCGAGACTACTCATTCTTCACCAACCCTTTCAATCACTGTTTGGATTGCTTTCAAAGTCATGTCTTGATCAACTGGATTCATCAAAAGTGTTGTGATGTGCCAGCACTTAGTTTGATATTTTTGTGCATCTGCTTTGTGAGCTTTACAACGACGATCCAATTCTTCATTAAACAGAAGTAACTCTGCATGTTCTTGCTGAAGCTGCTCAAGTGTCATGTGCATATAGTCACTCATCCCTCAGCTCCTGATTCGCTTTCTAGCTTCATTGCACCTTCTTCTGGATACTCACTTATATAAACGTAGTAACCACTGCCGCTATGAGCTTCATCAAACCAAGCAATTGTTAATTCAGTTTCTAAAAGTTCTGGATCTTTGTTTGGTGCACCAAAGTTTGCTGCTGCATATAATTGCTCACAGGTTAAGTAAATCTTTTTCTCTGGCACCGCCTGAGCTTTGGCTTTATTCCAAAAACTCCATAATTGTCGAGCCTGTTCACACATAAAGAAGACTTCATTATTTTCAACGATGGAATAGCTAAACATATCCATGTTCTTATATGATTCTGCTAGGTCTGGAACAAACCATAATTCCATGGCATCTTTTTTGAACTCTTCAATTTGAGCTATAAGTGCCTCTCTTTCCTTATTCAAATCAAACATCATTAGGCCCTCAAATATTCTTCTTTAGTCCACTCAACAAACTCTTTATAAAGCTGCTGCGCGGGTTTGTTTAATCGGTTGTGATAGTCGATTGTTATTCGCCGCCAAGCGACTGGTACCGCATAATGCTTGATTAGAAACATCGCTTGATCCATGCCTTGCCGGACTATTACATAGCCCAGCAATTGCAAGTAGTACATAAAGCCAAGCATGTGTTTTTGGCTTACTTTCTTGTACTGATCTTTCATATTAGAAGCCATCCACTAATAGATAATCAGGCTCTGCTTCTGGTTGAGAAACTGCTGGATTTTCTAATTCATAGCGGCGTTTTCTCACATACCCCATTAGCTTCGGTTGAATCTGCGGATCTCGTGCAGCCACATCTATTTCCAGCGCATCCAATGTTGTGAGGTCTGGTGCAGTTTGGATTTGAACCATTAAAGAGGGTGGCTCATTAGCAGATGCCTTTTCTTTTTCTAGCTCTTCAAGACGTTTGTGAGTGGCGAGAAGGATAGGCTTCATTTGTTCGTCATCCCATGTGCGGGTATAACGATAAACCGCATTTACTTCTGCAGGTGTTTTTGACTCTTTTACACGCTGTAGAAGAGTATCTAGGGTTTGCTGATACTCATTGTTTTTTTCTTGCTCAGGTGTAGGCTGAGTTAAAAAATCTTCAGGTGAAGACACATAAGGTTGTTCTGTAATAACAATCGCACTATCTAAAGCTGATCCTATATTTTCTGAAATATCTTCGGATTGCACCAATGAGTCTTCAGAAGTAGTTACATTTGTTTGCTCAGTAATAACAATTGTAGGTTGTTTAACTTCATCAACAATTTTAGAAGTCTTTTCTACAACTACTGTCTGTGCACCTTTTGATTTCTTACCACGCTGTTTCTTTGGTTCGTCACCTAGGCGAATAACACTTAAATCGTCATTAACTTCAAAACCTAACGCTTTAGAAAGTGCTTTTAATTGAAGCTTGGCGTTTTCTGCATCACGTTGAACGAAGCCACTGTTAATAGAATCAATTAATGCGTTAGTTTTGAAATCTAAAACATAAACCGTAGGTGAATATGTACTGATTACAAAAACTTCCTGACCGTCTTCATACTCATCAATAGTTAATGGCTTTGTGAATGTAATGCCAGCCAGTTCAATAGTTTCGATTTTGATGCAGAATTCAAAACC